GAATCTGCAATTAAGAACGACTTCATGTCATTCGTCAAGTATGTGTGGCCTGACTTTATAGAGGGGTCCCACCACAAGATAATGTCTGAGAAGTTTAACAAGGTGGCCACGGGCGATTTGAAAAGAATTGTGATCAATATGGCACCGCGACATACAAAATCAGAATTTGCATCTTACCTCCTGCCGTCATGGATGATTGGTAAAAATCCAAAACTAAAAATTATTCAAGCGACCCACACAACAGAACTCGCGGTCCGCTTTGGACGAAAAGCGAAAAACTTAATTGACTCACAAGAGTATCAAAAAATTTTTCAAACCAAACTGAGAGAGGATTCCAAAGCCGCGGGCCGATGGGAGACAAACGAGGGTGGCGAATATTTTGCGGCTGGTGTTGGAGGAAGCATCACGGGCCGCGGTGCGGATTTATTAATCATCGATGACCCACACTCAGAACAAGACGCGTTGAATACGAATGCGTTGGAGAGGACTTGGGAATGGTACACCTCAGGTCCTCGTCAGCGTTTACAGCCAGGTGGTATCATTGTGGTTGTCATGACAAGATGGAACACAAAAGATTTAACAGGAAAATTAATTAATGCTCAAAAAGAAATGAAAGCCGATCAGTGGGAAGTGATTGAGTTTCCGGCGATACTACCAAACGACAAACCGTTGTGGCCCGAGTATTGGAAGTTAGAAGAGTTAGAAGGTGTCAAAGCAGGTTTGCCTATCGGTAAATGGAATGCGCAGTATCAACAAAATCCTACAGCCGAAGAGGGAAGTATCATTAAACGAGAATGGTGGCAGCTATGGGACAAGGACCTCCCCCCGCTTCATCACGTGATACAATCCTATGATACTGCTTTTTTGAAAAAAGAAACTGCAGATTATTCGGCGATCACAACGTGGGGTGTGTTTTATCCGACCGAGGACAGCGGACCGAATCTTATTTTGTTAGATGTCGTCAAAGACAGGTTTGAGTTTCCTGAGCTGAGGCGCGTGGCCCTCGAACAGTATAACTACTGGAAACCCGAGAGTGTTATTGTGGAGGGTAAAGCAAGTGGTATGCCGTTGACTTTTGAATTGCGTAAACAAGGAATACCCGTTATAAATTATACACCGAGTCGTGGTAATGATAAGCACGCTCGAGTCAACGCCGTGGCACCTTTATTTGAGTCAGGGCAGGTATGGGCAACCGACGATAAATTTGCAGAAGAAGTTATCGAAGAGTGCGCAGCTTTTCCTTATGGTGATCACGACGATTTGGTAGATAGTATGACACAAGCAGTAATGAGATTTAGACAAGGAGGATTTATTGAACACCCTGAAGACGAACAAGACAGTCCTCTACCACAACAACAAAGAGTATACTACTAATGGGTAGTAAAACTAAATTTGATCCGGGTCGTCGTGATTTTTTAAAAAAGACTGGCAGAGGTATCGCAGGCGCTGCAGCGGCGACAGCCTTTCCAGGTGGCACAGGTGGTGGTATTATGGAAACAGAGGCTGCTAAAAAAACTGGTGTTTCTATGGGAGGAGTACCTTTTGAGGCACGAGAGTTTATGGATATAGCAGAAGTGATTACCGATAAAGGAATTAAACCTAAAGGAGATAAGTATCATTATCTCACTTTAAAAGATGGAACACGAGTGAGAGCCTATGCTCCTGATTATATGGATCAATATGGTGGAATAGATACTTTTGAAATAGAAACATTAGATGCGGATGGTCGTGTTATTGATTCTCTTTCTTTTGTTCCTGACCAAGAAGTAGGACCATACGGGGGTGAAGATATAGTGTCTGGTCAAACAAGATACGTAGAGGACGTACGATATTTTCCAGATGTTGACGGTAATATAGATGCCGATCCTAATTATAGCTTTCAAGAAGATTTTGGAAATTTTTTACCTGATGAGGAGACTGTAGACAAATATTATGATTTGGGAGACATACTTGCGAAAACAGCTCCTGAAATAGGAAGCAGAGAAAACAAAAGAATAGAACGAGAAGCATCAGACGAAATTAAAAAAATGGAGAAGAAAAAAGAGATTACAAAAGACAAAAAGCTCCCTGCTAAAAAAGAAGGACTCAACCTGAAAGGCTTGGTGAAAGGACTATCCAAAAGACTACCACCAGCTAGAGTTATAAATGTCTTGCAATTATTATCACAAGGATTAGATTTATACGAAGCTATAAACCAGGCGATGGGATTACCTTCAAAAGAAGAGTTCGATCAGGTTATTAAAGATATGCAGGAGAGTGAATTTGCTAACGGAGGCATAGCAACATTAGGAGTTTAGATGGGTAGTAAAGCAGCAAAAGCAGAGAGACAAAAAGAACGAGAAGATAACACTGCGCTGGTAATGGAAAACATTATGGCTCCAGGCGCTGGAGAGATTTCAAAAGCAAGAGAAGCAGAATTACAAAGAGCTGCTAACTTTGGAAGAGGCGTACAACTTCTTCCACCCTCTACCACTGTACAAGGTTTAACACAAGCAGGAGGTCAACCTGTTATGTTAACCAATCCAAATTTTCAACCTCGCATCGTTGCAAACCAACCTACGATTGGTGAAGCAGGCGCAGATATACTCAGAGGACTTTTTGGTGGTCAAGCAGAGAGACCTTTCTTCACATCTCCTGACGCACCTCCCGGAAGAGAAACAGGTTTGGACTTTGCAAACATGGTACCAGCACCAGAAAGAACACAAGGCATCATTCCTGCGATAGCAAACACAGGAGGTATTACAGGTATTGTGTTAAACGCATTAAGAGACTTAATTCCTGGTCAAGGCAATCGAACTACAACCACACCCATGCCGTCAGGTTTTACAACTGACCAAGCATATTTTATTCCTCAAGACGCATCAGCTCAAGGACTTCAAAGAGAACCCTTGATTGGAATCATAGAGAGAAACAGATTAAAACAATTAATAGAAAATGATGACGCTCCAGGATCAAAGGACCTAGATGTAGACACCATGTCTGACAATGAAGTGTTACTTAGACTTCGCTCGTATGAAGAGGGTCTAGCAATGGGTGGCTCAGTGCCACCAGAAAAAGGACCTGAGTCCGAGGGCATTGAGTCTTTATTCAAAAACAAGTAAGGATATTAAATGGCAGAAATAGATAAAGCGTTACCTAATTCAAAAAGAACAACAATAGAGTTACCTGACCAAAAAGACATACAAGAGATTTTAGCTCAAGAAATAAACAGAGAGCAAAAAAAACCAGAGGAAGTAGAAGTAATTGAAACAGAAGAGGGTGGAGCAGAGATTTCTTTTGACCCTTCTCAGGCTATGGCCGAAGGCAGTCAAAATCACTTTGCAAATTTAGCAGAATATTTAGAAGACGATGTATTAGGACCATTGGGTAGTGAGCTCAAAGGCATGTTTTTAGATTACAAATCCTCTAGAAAAGATTGGGAGGATTCTTACACAAAAGGTTTAGATCTTTTAGGTTTTAAATATGAAGACAGAGGCGAACCCTTTCAAGGTGCAAGTGGTGCCACACACCCTGTCCTTGCAGAAGCAGTTACACAATTTCAATCACTAGCTTACAAAGAATTATTACCGGCTAGTGGTCCCGTTCGAACACAAATCATCGGAGCTCCAAACACAGCTAAAGAACAACAGAGCGAGCGTGTCAAAGAGTTCATGAATTACCAGCTCATGTCAGAAATGAAAGAGTATGAGCAGGAGTTCGATCAAATGCTTTTCTATCTTCCTCTCTCAGGCTCGACATTTAAAAAAGTGTACTACGATGAATTATTAGGTCGAGCCGTCTCAAAGTTTGTACCTGCAGATGATTTACTAGTTCCGTATTCTGCAACTAGTTTAGAAGATGCGGATGCCATAATTCACAAAATAAATATTTCTGAAAACGATTTAAGAAAACAACAAGTCGGTGGTTTCTATCGTGATATAGAACTCGGCGATGCCTCTGACATGGATGACTCTATTGCAGATAAAGAGCGAGAACTTGAAGGTGTTCGTAAGTCAGAAAAATCTCCAGACATGTATACTTTGTTAGAGTGTCATGTTGATTTAGACTTAGAGGGTTTTGAAGACAACAACCCACAAACAGGTGAGGCCACGGGTATTAAACTCCCATACATTGTAACTATCGAAGAGGGTAGTAGAGAAGTTTTAGCTATTCGTAGAAACTACGAAGCAAATGATCCTAAGAAAAAAAGAATTAATTATTTTACACATTTTAAATTTTTACCAGGTCTAGGTTTTTATGGCTTTGGTTTAATTCACATGATTGGTGGATTATCAAGAACTGCCACGGCAGCTCTTAGACAATTATTAGATGCAGGAACTTTATCTAACTTGCCCTCTGGTTTTAAGACAAGAGGTATTAGAGTTAGAGACGAAGCACAGTCTATACAACCTGGAGAGTTTAGAGATGTCGATGCACCAGGTGGTAATCTTCGTGAAGCATTTATGCCACTGCCTTTCAAAGAGCCATCAGGCACATTATTACAATTAATGGGAGTTGTTGTATCAGCAGGCCAACGTTTCGCGTCTATTGCTGATATGCAAGTTGGTGACGGCAACCAAGGCGCTGCTGTTGGAACCACAGTCGCATTACTAGAGCGTGGCTCACGTGTCATGTCTGCCATACACAAAAGATTATACAACTCACTGAAGAACGAGTTTAAATTATTAGTTAGAATCTTTTCTTTATACCTACCACCAGAATATCCTTATGATGTAGTGGGTGGTCAACGCATGGTAAAGAAAACAGACTTTGACGATAGAGTCGATATCTTACCTGTAGCAGACCCAAACATCTTTTCACAAACACAAAGAATTAGTTTAGCTCAAACACAACTACAACTAGCTCAAACAAATCCAAAGATACACAATCTGTATCAAGCTTATCGTAGTATGTATGAAGCCATAGGAATAAAAAACGTAGATTTAATTTTACCTCCCCCTGCACCACCACAACCAATGGACCCAAGCATGGAACATATACAGTCTATGGCAGGTAAAAAGTTTCAAGCCTTTCCAAAACAAGACCATAAAGCTCACATTGACGCTCACTTAAATTTCATGGGCACAAGCATGGTTAGAAATAACCCTACGATTATGTCTTTAGTGCAAAAAAATATTTTAGAACACATCTCTTTGATGGCACAAGAACAAATACAACTAGAATTTAAAGACGAGATAGTGCAACTACAACAAATGCAAGCGCAAATGCAACAACAAGCCATGACTGGCATGCCTGCACAACCAAATCCAATGATGGAACAGCTTCAAGTAACCATAGAATCTAGAAAATCTAAGCTAATTGCAGAAATGACTAAAGATTTTATGGAAGAAGAGCGTAAAATTAACTCTGCAGAGGACGTTGACCCACTAATTAAGCTAAAATCAAGAGAAGTAGACCTTCGTGCTATGGAAAATGAGCGTAAAAAGGAAGAAGGTGAGCAAAAATTAGAGATAGAGCGCGCAAAATTAGTTCAAGACCAAGTAACACACGACGAAAAAATGGAACAAAACGAAAGTTTAGCCGGTTTACGAGCTGGAGTGTCTTTAGCGAAGTCAGGCGTGCAAAAAATGAAGGTAATGACTGATACTTAATGGCTAAACAGACAGAAAAACAAAAGAAAAAAATTGCAAAGGTAATGCGAGAGTTCAAAAAGAAAAAATTACCTATCGGAAAGTCGAAAAAAAAGGTAAAATCTCGCAAACAAGCTATCGCTATAGCTTTGAATCAAGCTGGTTT